TTGCGCCTCGTCCTTATAAGGGCTATAAGGGTCAGGGCAATGTGCAACCTCACTTGTTTGCTTGGATATAGTTTCTTTAGCAATAGAATCTATATCCATTTCAGCGATTGTTTCCTTAACCGCCTCGTTGATTGATTCATTGATGATGTTTTCAAGTTTACTCATTATTTCAATTCCTTTCTCCGAGCCAAAAGCGACTGCTTTCAGTTTTTTGCTGTGGTTGATAACTTACGCAGTACGTAAGTGAGGCTTAAAAAAAATACCCCCTGCCTGTTCCGAGGTCATTTCTAACCCTGTAGCTAATTTATACATAACAGGCGCAGAAGGCAATTCTTCTCCTTTTCTTATTTTGCCTGCTGTATTTCTATCAATACCACAACGCTCTGCAAGCTCGATGTTAGTCCTGATACCTCTATCAACAAGCAACTTTTCAAACGCAATTGTGTCCATACAATATCCGATAACCGTCATTTGTGTCACCTCGCTTTCGTTACTTACGTATTGCGTAAGTATATTATAGCCTATTATAATATTGTTGTCAATACTTTTTGCGTAAGTTTTTAGGATTTTTTTCAAAATCATCTTGCATTATGCGTAATTTTGTAGTATGATAATGTAAAAGAGGTGATTGTAATGACTAAACTGCAAGAACGTATCAAAGAACGCAGAATAGCATTAAACTTGACATTGTTAGATGTTGCAAATTTAATTGGTGTTAAAGAGGCAACGGTGCAAAGGTATGAAAGTGGAGAAATAAAAAACATCAAACACGAAACTATAGTTGAGCTCGCAAAAATATTTAAGTGTTCTCCACAATATCTTATGGGCTGGTCTAATAAATTCAATGAATCGTTAGACGATAATGTTTCAGCTTTACCCACCGACCACATTTTTATGCGCCCTCTTTATGACAGCGTTGCCGCCGGCTTTGGCGTTCCTGCGGTCAATCAAATTGTGTCGTACATTCCGACCTTTATTAATAACGTAGCAGAAAAAGATAAATACATCTGGGTGCGAGTTGAGGGCGACAGTATGGCTCCCAAAATTGAAAACGGCGATAAAATTCTTATACGCCTCCAGGAAAGTATTGACAGCGGACAGATCGGCGTTGCTCTGATTGACGGAGAGGACGCTGTTGTTAAAAAGATTAATTACGGTAATAATTGGATAGAGCTTGAATCCTTCAATCCTTATTATCCACCGCGTCGCTTTGAAAACTCTGATGTACAACAAATCCGCATAGTCGGTCTTGTCCGTGAAGTCAGCAAGGAAATTCAATGATTTTTAGCAAATATCAATACATAACTTAAAAAGGGGGATGTTATGAACACTGATTTAAAAACAGCCGCCGCTTATATTCGAGTATCGACGGACAGTCAAACGGAGCTGTCACCGGACAGCCAAATTAAGGTCGTGCGCGAATACGCCAAGAAAAACGGTTATATTATTCCAAATGAATTTATTTTCCGTGACGACGGTATTTCGGGTAGATACGCAGAAAAACGCCCTGAGTTTACCCGAATGATCGCAACCGCAAAGAAAAAACCGGCTCCGTTTTCAGCTGTTTTGTTATGGAAATTCTCGCGGTTTGCTCGCAACCAAGAGGAATCAATCTTTTATAAATCTATGCTCCGCAAAAACAGCGTTGAGGTTCTGAGCGTATCGGAGCCAATGATTGACGGTCCTTTCGGAACGTTGATTGAGCGTATTATCGAATGGTCTGACGAATACTATTCAATTCGATTGTCCGGCGAGGTAAAGCGCGGTATGACTGAAAAGGTTGAGCGCGGATTGCCTGTGTCGATTCCTGCGTTTGGATATAACATCGAAAGCAAGCGCTATGTTATCAATCCCGAGACCGCGCCGATTGTCAGGAAGATTTTCTCCGATTACCTTAACGGCGTACCGTTAATTACAATCGCGCGGCGGCTGAATGATTTGAAAATCCGAACGACAAAGGGAAATCTCTGGGAAAACCGTACGGTCGAATATATCTTATATAATCCTGTTTACATCGGTAAAATAAGGTGGAACCCCAAGCACAGAACCCGGCGCAACTACAGCGATCCCGACATTATGATTGTCGACGGCAATCACGAGCCGATTATTGACAGCGATATTTTTAACAAAGTGCAGAAACGGCTTGCAGAGCAGAAACGCGCCTATAAAAAGCACATCAGCTCGCGCATTAACGAAGAATATATGCTGCATGGGCTTGTCAAATGCTCCTCCTGCGGATCGTCATTGTGCATGAGTCAAAAAGGCGTAGGCTTGCAATGCGTTAAATACATTAGAGGTCAATGTGATACTTCACACTACATAAGCATTAAGAAACTCAACGCTATTGTATTATCCGCCATTGAGGTTGCTTTCGCCACTGAAAGCATAGATTTGACCGTTAAGCAAACCGACGCGCAAGCTTCAAACGGATTAACCGAACCTGAGATAAACGCTTTGATTGAAAAAGAAAAGATGAGATACTCACGAATCCGTGAGGCGTATGAGAACGGTATATATGATATCGGCGAATTAAAGGAAGCCAAAGAGCAAACTGATGAAAACATAAAACGGCTCAAAAAGCAGATAAAACCCGAAAAAACCACCGAACAGCTAAAAAAGCAGTTTATTCACGACAAGCAAGATATTATTAGTCTGCTGAAAACCGACAACATTTCCGAGGGCGAAAAAAATCAAATTCTCCGCTCATTTATTGACAAAATCATATTCGACCGCTCCGACTGCTCCGTTCGGATTTTTTATTACATTTAATATTATAAATATTTGAGGTATGGTGGTGCATAGTCCAAATACTTATAATAGGATTTTTAAGGGCTCAGTGTTTATGCGGGTTCTAAAGATTTTTGATAAACAAACATACGTTCACTTATGCAATATTATATTTGATTTTTGCAATAAAAAAACTCCCCAAGGCTATATACCTCGGGGAGAATTTTTATATAATTAACTGAATTTGGTTAGTTATTCTTTTATCGGCAACTTTAAAATAATGTTTATCAAGCTCTATACCAATAAAACTACGTTTAGTATTTACGCAAGCGACACCTGTTGAACCTGAACCCATACAGTTATCAAGCACTGTCTCGCCCTCGTTGGTATAGGTTTTTATCAAATACTCACACAAAGCAACAGGTTTTTGCGTTGGGTGTACAGCTTTATGAGGCTTTTGAAATTTAAGTACAGTTGTTGGATAATTTGTGTATTTTTGGATATAAACTTTGCCGTCTGTTGAAGGTCGCCAGTATGTATTATCTTTCCCTTTTTTGTTACCACTTTTATTAGGTTTATTATATGGTATTAAGCCTTGTGGATTATATAACATATTGTTCTTGTTGCCATTTGAAGTTTTACCATTAGAAAATACAGATAAAACTTCATGTTTGTTCATTGGTTTGAGTTTTGCGTTTACAAAACCAACCGCTTTATTTTTTACCCATATCCAATCATATTTATACCAATCAAGATTACTCATTCTCAATTTGCTTGAAAATGGTTCTGCACCAAATAAAACTATTGCACGATTATCTTTAATAATTCTCTTATATTGTTCCCATAATTTATCAAAAGGGATAACAACATCCCAAGCGCAGGCGGTTGTCCCATAAGGCAAATCGCAAAGAATCATATCAATGCTTTTGTCGGGAATATTTTTCATCAAATCAAGGCAGTCGCCTTGCCAAAGATTAATCATTCGCTAACCTCTCAAAAGTTTTTTTATCGGCAATTCCTGTTACTGACAAACTCTTGACGGTTTGGAAGGTTTTTACCGCTGACTCGGTGCGGCTGCCGTAGTCGCCGTCGAAGCCGCCTGTATCGTAGCCCCGACAAATCAGGAACGCTTGCAGGATTGAGGGGTACGCGCCGTACATTCCTTTTTTACAGGGTTGGATAGCCGCTTTTGTCGCTTTGCCGAATATGCCGTCAACTACTAAATTTGCGTGGTATTTCACGTTCAGAACATTCTGCAAGCCCTTAATTATAGCTGTTCGGGTTTTAACACCGTAGATGTTATCAACCACTAAACCGCTGTTGTACACCTTATTGAGCCACCTTTGGACAGTTGCAGTGTCGGGAATATCAGTTGTCGGGATTGTGTCCGAGCCGTTAATAACAGATGGGTTCTCAATTATGTTCATATCAACGTTGCCGCTAACACCGTTAACGCTACCGGTTTCGGAGTACTGCCATATATCGCACTTAAAACTATGCGAATTCGCCCATTGAGCAAGCCATATTGAATATTTATTGTAAAGTGTTGAGTAATTCAAACATTGGCTAAACCAATAGGCATTGGCATATACGCCTGCTCTGTAGCCGTGCTTTTTGATTGTGTCGCAAAACTTCTCAGCCAAAGCCGTCAGAGTTGCTTTGCCAAATGACTGCTGCCAAGGCTCTTCCAGATCATAATAAACAGGCAAGTCAAGTTTTTTGCCATTTAAGCAAGACAAACAAGCGGTTGCTTCGTTAACCGCGTCATTTATCGAATCCGCATAGCTATACCAATAGACACCGATTTTAAGCCCTGCGGCTTTAGCATTCTTATAATGTGCTTCAAATTGATTGTCTTTTTGACTTGCTTCACGCCCGAATCCTGCGCGAATTAAAACAACGTTTATACCCGAGTTTTTGATTTTGTTATAATCTACGCCTACTTGCCAACAAGATACATCTATAGCCTTAATCATTCGATATACCCCATTTGTCTTAAATACTCGCGTTCGGTCTTAACGTGCGCTTGCGGAATGCTCTTAACGTCTATCTCGCTAACGTTCATAATTTCGCTGATTTCTTTAGGTGATTTGCCGTAAGCCAACGCCTTGACACATTCGCGATAAACATCATTTGATAACATTATTTTTCACCATTATAATGCTTCGCGGTTTCCGCGTCCGGTTCTTCTTTCAGCTCGGGCAGGCCTGCGATTGATGTGAGCAGCGACAGGATTGTCGCGACAAGCACCGTTGAACCCACGGCAAGCCAGTTGATATCTTCCATTACCGCCGACACGCCGATTGTCGCGATTGCTGTCTGAGCCGCTGTTTTGAGTGCTCTGATTCCTGCGGCTTTGAGCCATTTAATAAAGTTTTCTTTCATAATAGATTCCTCCTAATTTTCTTCAAGGTCGTCGATTCTGTGATTCGCGACCTTGATTTTTTCATCGAGAAGATTTATATTCTCCTCGGCTTTGTACATTCTTTCAATTAGATTGTTGTGCTTATCTACCTTTTTTTCGAGTTGTTCTATGCGGTAGTTGCTCAGCTTGCTTGTGGCGAGGATTCCGCCTATAGTGCCGCCGAGGGTACCTAACAAGCTAATCAACGCCACTATTACGGTTTCGGACATTGGACTGCACCTCTTAATCTTTCCATTCGTCCCAAGTATAAACACCCGTTGCACCAGGCTCCCAAATATTATTATCAACGTTGGAAACCCACTTCTTGCCGTTATGCTTACGCTTTGTTCCTTTAGCATAAGAGCCGGGTTCCCATTCATCCCAGTCTCCACCAATAATAGTGTAAAGTGCAGGAGTTTTATCAGGCGTCCAGTCATTTTGGGTTGTATGGTCTTGTACTACGCGATACAGTTCATCATTGTACAGATAGATTTCCCCCGCCTTGACCTTTAAGCCGTTACCGCTCCACAATTGAAAGGCAGCTTTATTGTCAATCAGGGTTTCATCGGTCTGGTTTTCCGCAAATTTGTTAATTGCCTTTCGGATTTCTTCGGCTTTTTGCATATATCTATTCACTTGTGTCACCGCCTATTAAATAGTCAAACGCTTCGGCTTTCTGCTTAGTAATTGTATCGGTTGTTTCGCCCTCAATCGGTTTATCTGTTTCGGTGTATGTATATGGCGCATTCTCAACGTCAATAGCTTCGTCATATAATGTGCCTGTCTGGTCTTGCCTAATTTTAAATTGAGGGCTATCCGTTTTAGTGTTCGGTACGGCAAATCTGAATAACTTAACGCCATCTGCGCGTGTCATATAATAAACACCTGTTATTTTATTACCTGTCATTAAATCACCTCATTAGGTTTTATTTGAAATCTATCAGCATATGTACTCCAGTTTGTAGCCGACGCCCATTCATCAAGTTGTTGTTGGTCACGGAAATAGAATGGGAATGTTGTATTACTGAAACTACTTGACGCGATTGTTGGTCGATTTGTCATATTTGAAACATCGATATATGGTATGCCTGTGCATAAATTAAAAGCAACTGCTCCAATGTTTGTAAGGCTATTTGGAAATGATGTAATAACAATTTTTTCGCACCTTGAAAATGCAGCATCACTGATTGATTGTAAATTTTGAGGTAGTACAGTTAACGCGAGTTTATAGCAGCGGTTAAAAGCGTCGCTGCCTATGCGTGTAATTCCATTAGGTATATTCGTTAAACTAAGTTCATTACAGCCGTAAAAGGTTTCGGCACCAATGCCCCCTGTAAGCCCGCTTGGCAAGCTATCCATAGTCAATCTTGTACACGATTTAAACGCCCAAGAACCAATGGTTGTAACGTTAGGCATAGTAATACTTAACATATTAGTTTTATTTTCAAAACACCGACTCGGAATTGTTGTTGCGGTTGTTGAATACCGTTCCAACGTATCATTCATAAATTTATCAAAATTTTCGTTCGGGTCTTGTGGCACATCAACCGTTACAACGTCATATCCATCAGCATTATCACTACTTGCGTTATATATGCCGTTTTTGATTATTGTTTTTGAAATTAGCGTTCCACCGCCAGTAGGAATGTTTGCAATTCTTGTCGGCATTTCATCAACCGTCATTTGACCGCCGCTGTCTTTTGCCTGAATAGCCACGGCAATATCATTTAATTTACTATCATCAATTACTCTGGTTGCCATATAATACCCCCTGAGTTGTTGGTAACTCGCTCAAAACTATATTTGCTATATCGGTCTTATCTTGTGCAGTTAAAACATAATCGTTTCCATCCTGACCGTTTGTGATGTTCGCTGTTGTTATGCCGTTTTTATCTGTTACTGTGATAGTTGCACCGCTTGCTGTTTGCTGAACAGTTGCGCTCGGGCTGAATCCGTCCGGTCCGATAACGCTTTCTCCGCTCGTAGTAAAGCTGTTTCCCTCCGAATCGGTAAAGGTGATTGTGCCGTTTGCGTTGACTACGCCTGAGACGATTTGAGAGCCGCCGCCTGTAAATTCTGCCCAATAGTAAAAATATCTCCAAGTTTTATAATTAAGTGATTGTCTGTCCTTTCCCGTGCAAACTGAGATTTTTGTGATTTTTCCTGAATCAACCTGTAACCACAAATCACCATTATCGTATTGATATTTAACATTAATTCCAGAGTATTCTGGTGCTGGTTCTGTTGACTGAATAACACGATTGTTAAGGCGTTCCCAAGTAAACCAGAGTAACGAAGATGAAGCATCAGTTGCCGTTAAAACAAACTGAGTGTTTTCGTTAAGATTGACCCATAAAGCGTTTGAAGGATATTTTGTATAACTATCTTGCGGGGGATTTGATGTACCGAAAAATATTTCTTTAAGCTCTAAATCTGTGGCTGATTTATTTTCTGACAAAGTAATACCGTTAATCTGAGGCTTATCCGTCAACTCGTTATAACTTGTCACACCGCCGCCCTCGGCTGAAATGACATTATCATCCGAAATAGTGATGTTTTCGCCTGCGGTTAGCTTGTCTTGCAAGTTCAAATCATCGCTTGTTTTATTACCTGATAATGTAACATTGTTGATTGAAGGCTTATTTATAAGGTCTGTATAATCGTTTGACACACTTGAAGCAGAAATTACATTTTCCTCTGAGATTGTGATATTATCGCCTGCGGTCAGCTTGTCCTGCTTGCTGTCAAGCGCTTGGGTTGCTTCCTCGGCGGCTTGCTGAGCGTCCTGAGCGGCTTGCTTTGCTTCCTCTAAAAGCTCGGGGATCGTTCCCTCACTCTCGGGAGAAATTTCCGCGTCCTCTAAAATAGAATTATTCACGCGAACAACAAGCGGAAACTGCATTGTCAAAACGTCGTTGTTGTCTACGATATTGACTTCAATTTTGATCTCGCCTGTCAGCATATGAGCGGCGGCGTTGTCGATCGGAATAAGGATGTTTCCATTTTCCTGCACCGCACAAGCGACGTTATCTGAAATTAATATTTTATCCTTGATTCGCACGAAACGCGCTGTAACGGTCGAATTTGACGGCGTTTTGATATGCTCGCCGCCTTGTAGCAGTGATAAGTCAAGCGTTTCGGTCCGGTTATCCTCAATGTGAATAACCGCGCTGCACGACTGCACCGACTGCTGACTGTCAAGATTAAAAAAAATCGGTATTGGTTTTTTAATCACTTTCGCTCGCTCCCTTTCCTAAAATGGTATTAATATAATTTACCACCGCACGGGCTGAAGGATATTGAGTGTCATCTGCATTATCAGGGTCGATTATGCTAACTTTATTTGCATTGGCTTCCTTAAAGCCTAATGCGATATTAAAAGATGCTTGTACGGCTGCTAATTTAGATTCATCTGCTTTTGAATTAATTGAATTATCAATTTTTTCTAAATCCTGTAAATATTGATATTTGTCGACCTTAACGGAAACATCTGGAATTACATCGATGACAACACCCCAGACGCCTTCATCATCAGATTGTCGTTTCAAAATCTTGCCTGATTGGGTGAACATAATCTGCGTACAGTTGAGGAACAATTCCTGCCCTTCAGATTCTGCCCTTTTTCCACTATCTATGAATAGCAATATCACTTTTTCGTGAATGTCGTTATATAAGAAATCATATATGGTATTAGACTCAGTGAGATTGTCAAGTCCAGATGTTGATACGCTGGTATCAATATTCTCATACCGCATACAGCCCTGTAAAGCGTTATAAAGACATTTAGCTGACGGATATTCAGTATCTGTAGATTCTTCAGAAACTGTGACTACTTTATTAGCGTCATTTTCTTTGTGCTGCAGTGATAATTCTATTGCATCAGTGGTTGACTTGTCAGCCTTGTTGCTGAGAGATTGTTCAATGGTACCAAGCTGAAGGTCAATACTGTCTATATTATCCTGATAATCATTAATATTCACAAAATTTGTGTCAACCGCTGTTTTAGTATATACGCTTGCCTTATCCGCCTTATTACTCAGCATCATATTAACTTCACCTTTAATATATGTATCTGATTTATCGGCTTTCCCGGCAAGTTGAGTGTTAACATTTGAAAAATTATTATTAGCGTCGGCAACTATCTCATTAATCTTTCTTGTTACAACGACGTTCTGAATCGGGTTTGTGCTTGTGAGCGAAAATGCGCTGTCTACCGGGTGAGTGTGGGAAATATCGGCTTTACCTTGCTCAACCGCCGTCACGCCTTCGGTTGCCGCTTCTATTCCGTTTTCAATGTTATTGAGGTTTTCGGCAGTGATTGCAGGCTCGCCGCCGTTCACCCAATTTGTTTTTATGTAACTGTTCATTTTTACGTCCTTTCAATCAACTGCTGCTATATATTAATTCGTCCTGGTTGAGATATTTGCTTCCCTTTGCTTCAAGCTCAACCTTCATTCCGCTGTCACCGCGGATCCTACGCGTTAAAACAAACCCTTTTAGCGTCGGGTAATTGTTGTCACCTGTTTCCAATGAGATAACGTCTCCAGGCTCTATCCACCATTCGCCGAACGTCCGCACCGAATACGGGCGGTAAGAGCTTATTGTGTTAAAAATAAAATTCAACCCGTTGTTATTGCTAAAGCCCTCAACATACGCCGATATATCTGTCGACCATTTTGTTATCACGTTATCCGAAACATACCAGTAACGCTTATCGTCTGTGTACCCGTAATTATAACGCGAGTTCTCACCGTCGTATGGAAAAGAAATATAGCCGATCTGAGTAGTATAATAGTCTTTATATGTAAGATCGCCTTCAAAGCGAGGTTTGGGATTTTGAGAAAGAATTAAGTTGTTATAAGAATCTATCGCAACATTAGCGCTTCTCTGCACAGTGTATGGGTTATTTGTCGGATTTACGACTTCATAAAACACAGCAAATCGCAGATTTCCGTATGCGTCGATATATGCAAAGCGGGCGTTCAATTCTGAATGAGCGGCGAGAACATCCGCCACTGACAAATTATCGTTAGCTTTTGCAAAAAGATTTTTTGATAAGTGTAAACTTGTAGAATAATTTGAGTAATATTCTTGAAACTCTATTTTTAAATTATCGACTGAATTAATCTGTACATTTGGCTCGCCAAAGTCAGTCCCATATGAATAATCATAGTTTTTCAGAACCGTTCTGATTAAATTACGCAGGGTATTTACTTGAGTCTCACCGTATATCAGATACCCGCGTATGATTTCTTTACACTTTGTCTGAGACATTCTGTAAATCTCATCATACGCTAAGATCTCCCATACATTTCGTTGAGTTTGACGCTCCGCGTTCTGAAAATATCCCGTAAAAATAACCTGTTCAAGCCTGTGGCTGACTCGACCCGGATAAACCGACGAGCCGGGGTATAATTCCGCGTTCGGATAAATCGGATCAGATGAATAGTGCTGAATCACATAGACTCTGATTTTTAGTCCTTCAAGGTCGTTTGTCATAATGCTGTCAACGTCAATAACCTTTACACACATCCGGCTTGATATACAGCCGCCAAAAACGAGCTTGTCGGAATCCAGCAAAGAGCTGTCAATTTCGAGCGAATCCAAAATGATATTTGAGGAATTGATAACAACGTTGTCGCCGATTGTGATTTTCAGCTCGCGTGCATATGTATTCTTAATAAGCTTTTGCCTTAGTTCTTCACTGATAAGCATTTAATCACCTTAATTCTCAATCACTTCAACGGTTATCGGCTCATAGATTATGTCGGTATCGGAAGCGTCCTTTATGACATATTCAATATCAGGGATATAAAAAACGCCTGTATAGTAACTGTTGGTTTCGTCATTCCAATACTCAACGTTGTACTCACGCTTCAAATCATTAACCAATCCGCGTCCGATGATGTTCTGAAACGCGATTTTATCATTAAGATTCATCATATGTGTTGAAAATTTAGCGGTTGTGCGCTTATGCGGCAGAGTATCGCGAATAAGCCGTCCGATTTGGTCCGTTTCAGCCGAGGATTCGGAACGGCGGTTAGGCGTTGAAGTATACTCCAAAAAGTAGTTGTTCGGCATTTTGGCGTCGCCGAATTTTATTAAATATCCTCTGTAGTTGTTTGCCATAATTAAAACGCTCCCTTGCCGTTATGGGCTTGTTTATACATTTCGTTCTGACGGATTACTTCCCTAAAAATCTCGTTGCCGTTCAGGCTCGCTTCAAATTCGTAGATATTGCCGCCGTTGTTGCGGAAAAGAATAAACATCTCATAAATGCGCTGCAGCATTTCAAAAATCTTTGTGAGAATAACGGTATCGCTTCCGCTTGAACTGTTAATCATATTCTGCAATTTGTTAAGCGGAGAAATAACCTCGGGGTTGCCACTGTTCGCACCGGGGTTATCACCGACAACCGCAAGGGTGGGGGCTTTTACTATACCGCCTGTGGCGAGCTTAGGAATTTCAGGAACATCAATCTCGTTAATATAAGGGAACGGCTTAACGCCTAAAATCTCAGCGTTATGAATAAAGCTCAGCGCTTTATTTAATCCGCGAAAAGTTCTTGAAATTATGGTGTTAATACCGTCAATCAATCCGTTAACGATGTTTTTAAACGTGCTTGTCATTCCCTCTTTTATGCCGCTGAACGCCTCACCGCCCGGTGAAAAGATACTCTTGACTTTGCTCCAAGCTTCCGAGAACGTGTTCTCGAACCAGTCTGTCACCGGTGAGAACGCATCTTTAACGCCTTGCCACGCTTCTTGCGCACCGGCGGAAAGTTTATCCCAAGTGCCCGAAAAAAAGTTGCCGATAGGCTCGGTAACGTTAGTCTGAATCCATACGCTTGCGCGCTTGCCTATTTCAATCCAAGGGTCAACAACTGTATGAAAACCATCGTTGAGATTTTTCCACAAATCCGCGAACCAATTTTTGATTTCTTCAATTTTCCCCATAACGTTTGGAGCAAAATCATCCATAAAAAAGAAATAAGTCTTTTTTAATGCTTCTGTTCCGTCCTTAAATCCGCCGGATAAAAATTTCCCTATTTCATCCAGCGCATGCGTTATTCCGGATAAAGAGTCAGCGATTACGCCTTCCGTTAACGGTCGAATTTTATCAAAAAATTTAGCCGCTCTGTCGCCGATATCTTCAAAAATAGGCTTAAGATTCCCAAATCCGATGTCCATATTTCCGGTAATTTCGTTGGTTGTATCTATGATGTATTTTTTATCTTTATCCAGCCATTTTCTTACGCCTCCGGCAATAAACTCCGCAGTTTTTCCTGCTATCGTTGCGCCTACGCCCACTACACTTCCGGCAAGACTTGCAAATGATTTGTTCATTTGGACTATCCCGGGAGCTGTTTCTTTGGCGATTTCTTTTACATCGTCACCAATTTTTGACAGGTTGCTTTGAATATATGCTTTATCGACACGGTCAAAGCCTTTTTTTGCTTCGTCGAAAAAATCTTTTAAGCCGCTGTTTTCATAAACACCATTAAAAAAGCCTTGAATTCTCTTTTTTAACTCAGCTATTTTTGAATCAGCGTCCGAGGTATCAATGTTTATACTTCCGCCTAAATTACCGAGATTTGACGCGCCTGTGTTTAAAACGCTGTTTGTATTAGGAGTAGAGTTATTATCCTGAGTGTTGCCGCCTATGGTTGATTTTGATATAACATTCAGCTTATCAAAACTTGCAATACCGCGCTTTACCTCGGCATTTGTTTTTGAAACAGCTTTTGTAAGGTTGTTTTGATTGTTTACGCTGTCGGCTATAGAGTTAGCGGTCTGTTCAGCATTTGCCACCGACTGAGCTGTTGACTTTGCGGTCTGGTTAGAATTGTCGTTGCTCCAACCGAACATATCACCCAAAACCTGCCCTGCGGCTTTAGCCCATTGTGCAAGCTTTGAAATCCATTCCGTAAGCTTTTTAACAATGTTAACCGCGCCCTGTAAAATGGGCTGACCTAACGAGGCTAACAACTGCGACCAAGCTTCTTTGAGATTGCCTGTTACGTTCTCCCAACCGTCCGCCTCTCGTGCCGCTTGCCCCATAGCTCCCGAGGCAGCGTTCGCCTGCTGTACCATATCAAGTAAAACAAGCTGCTTTTGAGCCTCGGAGAGTTCCATAAAGCTTTGACCGTATAAACGGTTTGCCGCAGCGTTTCTGGTGGTCTCCGTAGCCGATACGCCGAGCGCCGCGTCGTTTGCGTAGTTGCCTTTAAGGAACGAACGCAACGATTCGGCGGTATCTTCAAGAGAACGGTCATAATAAGCTGCGCTGTCCGCAGCCGTTTTTAGCGCGGTTTTCATCATTCCCAACGCTTCCGCGCTGTCCATTCCCGAGGCTTTAGCAAACGCATAAAGCTGCGAGCCTGTGCCCTGCAAGCGCGTTTCAAGTATTCCGCTCTCTTTCGCAACCTCAGAAATTGAGGCGCGTGCTTCGCTTTCAAGCGACTTAAAAGTCTGAGTAAACTGCGCATTACTTGCGTTAACCTTTGCCGCCTGCTCAATTAAATTCTGCCCGAAATTCTTTATAGCCGATACCGAGAACGCCGCTATTACCGCCGCGCCTATTCTCTTAATCGAGCTTGAAATATTATCCCCGGCGTTGCTTGCGATTCTTTCTGTACTGTTTAGCTCTCTGTCAAATTGCTTTTTGTTAAGCTCTAAATCAATTTGAATTGCACCCGCTTTTGTGGGCATTTAACCGCCTCCTTCCTATAAGTTTTTGAACATGCTTTTTATCCGTTCTATATCATCGCCGGTAATTGGTTTTGCTTTTTTACTTTGCCATTCGCTCCTCATACGTAACTGTGAAGAAGTAAAATATTTTAATTTATCAGGGTCGTTTTCTAACCTGATTGACACGGTTCTTGCAAGCGGAGTATCTTCGCCCAAGCCTGCAAGCAGTGATTTGAATTCCTGCCATTTCATTGACTTGAATTCTTCTGACCGAAAACTAACCCCGTACTCTGACCGAAAAGATGATACAATTAAATCGTAATCTTCTATTAAGTCGTAGCCGGGGTCTGAGTTTCCCCCTCGGTGTCGTCGTAATTGTCAAAAGCAATTTTTGCGCACTCAAAAACAAACTTTTCGTATGTTTTGGGTTTCAGATTCAAGTCGCGGATTTTTTCGCGCGTTTCTTCCGAGGGAAATAAAATCTCGACAAGCGTTTGAATTGTTTTAGGCGACGCGTCGCCGCTCTGTACAATCGCTAACGCTGAAAATAAATCCGAGGCATTGGCGTTGATTTCAAGCTCTACGCCTTTGACAACAACTGTAGGGTTGCTTTCAAAATCCAATTTATCTGTAATGTCGATAATCTTTGACATATAATTTTCTCCTTTATAAAAATAAGCCCACAGCGTTTTGTAACTGTGGGCGTTTTTTCTTTGTCTTATGCAGCCGGTGTAAATTCAGGCTTGCCGTTTGACATAACGGTAAATTCAAGCGGCGCAACATTGGTCGAATCGCCGCCGCTGTTGTTTGTCACGGAAATAACAGCGGTTTTGAACCAAGCCTTTGAGCCGTCGGGGAAGTTGATTGCAAAATCTTTTTCCGCCGAGTGTCCGCTTTCAAAAGAAATTCCTGCTACCATATCGTTGCCGGCGTCGCCAACATTGCGCTTTGCAGATACAGAAATAGTCACATCTTTACCGGTCATAAAGCGCCTCATCCAGCCCTCCTCGCCGAACGGCGTCCACTCTTCCACATTGTTATTAAACGCGATACTGAATGACGTACAGTCTGCGATAGGTGTTGTCGGGGCAACCTGTCCGCCTACCGCGCCGATTGCGAACGCATTTTCCCAACAAGCATATACTCCTGTTGCGTTTGCCATAGTCTTACTTCCTTTCGTAGTATAATTTTAAGTCAATTACACGCTCGTAAATACCCTTCTGATCCGTTCCCACGTCAACAGGCTCGGGAACAAGCAGCTCGAGGATATAAACGGTGTGGCCGTTAATTTGTAAATTTTTAATCGTTCTTAATTGCTCAAACAGCCGCCAAGCCGCCTTGTCCGTGCTGTCTGCGTTATTATCCCAGTGAATAAGAACCGATACCGCTAATTCGCGGTAACTCATATCCTGCCCGATCGCCTGAACAGGCGCTCCGCTCTGTTTAATAGAATACACGCCGAAGGCTTTGTCGGGCTTATTATCGAGCTTGCCGATATAGTAATGCTCGGCAATTTCAAACGATTTGAGCCAATCTCTGACGTCTGAAAGATAAATCATCCATTAAGCCTCCTGTAGATTACAACAAACGTTTTTTGAGCGAAATCCTGCCGAGTACCGCCGGGCAGCCAGTACCTGAGCCACCGACCGCCCGCGGCTGAATTATGCGTTCTTTGGAAATTGTACTCAGGGTGATAGTAAAGCCGCCTTGCGTATGGTGTACTCGTCACGATTGAAACCGTGCCCGAATCGACTTTTGAATCGTCAACGTAGGTGCTGCCATTTTGCATTGTGCCGGTGTCAAACGGCATAACCTCGGCGTTGCGAATGTCGGTCAATACTGCCTCGGCGGTCTGACTTAACGCCTTTGAAGCGTTCGCACCGAGCTTGTTAAGGTTAAACTGATTAATTTTAATCGTTGATGTAACGTGTACGCTCATTCGATTTTCAGCTCCGTAAAGTTAACAGTACCGTCGGGATTGCGGCTTTTTCTGCCGTCTATAATGACGCGCTCAACGCCGAAAACATTTACCTTGCCGCTCGAAATAACAGGCAAATCGGGGCAAATGTCACCGGGGAATAACGCGCTTCCACTTATAACAACGCGCTTTTGCTCGCGAGTCAGCACTTCTTTGGCGCCGTCCTGCCAATTGCACATCAGCGAAGCTTCAAGCACGGTTTCGGGCGCGCCGTCCTCGGTCACACCCTCGCCGTAAACAGTAACATCAATCGGTGTTTTGCAAAACCTTTTTTGAACCAAACAAGGGTATTTCATATAACCGCCTCCTAAATGGCAGGATAACAAAGCCCTGTTGAGCAAAGCGACAAATACAAATCAGAGGGAATAACAACTCCGCCCACGACTTTCACATTCTCGCCGAACGACATTGACACGCCGTTGATTGAATAGGAATTGAGCGGAGTTTCGAGCAAATCCTCGTTATCTTCCTCAAACTTAATCAGCCGCTTGTGCACGTTTTTAATGACGTTCTGCTGAGGTACAGTAAGCGCTTCAAAGCTCTGAACCCTGTTAAAAGTCAGAATATCAATATGCTCCGCGGCTATGACAGCGCGTTCCCTGTTGTCGCCCTGAGCTTCGATATAATCACGAAACATCTTAAGCCACAGCGGTTGAATCGTACTCAGCGTATACGCTGTCGATTTTGCCGTCCTTGCCGTTCGGGAATACGAATGTATCAAAGCAGGAACGGTTCTGATAGAGGTAACCGTCGCCCTCGGTGTGCTGACCGGGCGCAAAGTAATAAATCGCCTGGTGCTTCGGCACTGTCTTGCAGGTGTCGCCGCAGGCAACAAGAACATGAAGCTTGTGTGCGCCGGTTGCAGGCTCAAAACCACCGTCAGTGGGATTGAAATTAAACGCGTCATAAAAACGCTCGTCGTCAATAACCTCAATGAGGGTTGTGCCGTCAATCTCGGTAATACGGGTTTCAATACCGATTCCGCCCTCGGCAATCTGAGTCATCTCGATTGTTCTTGTAAAGTCCTTTGACTGTTCAAGCAAGTCCATAATGAACGACGCGACATACGCTACAAGCGTACCGCGCGCACGGTATCTGCGGAGCTTGCCGGCTGAAAGAATAGTCTTGAGCTTGCCGTAAACGTTGTTAACAGTCCAATCGCTGTCCGCGGAGCTTGCGGAATAGCCTGTCGAGCCCTTCGCTGCTGCTGCAACTCTTGCGAAGAAAAGCGCGTCGGTCTCGGGCGCTGCCTGTGTCATCTCAAATGTTCTCGAGATGTTCTGAATAGAGGCGGTCGCGTTTGTCTCGTCCACATCGAGAGCGTCAACAAGGAATTCAACATCTCTGTCGTGGTTGAGCGTAAAGGGAACATCGGTCTGAGTAAATGAACCGCGATTCCAGCCGCCGTTTCTGCTGTGATTCTTAAAACCGCTTGTTGACATTCTGGTGAAGTGGAATGTCTTAGCGTCAAGCCATTTCACATTGCTTGTGATAAAGGGTGATGTGAGTGTGTTTTGAATAAGGATATCAATAAGCTCTGAGTCCCATCTTTCGGCATAATTACAAGTGTTTGCCATTATTTACCTTCCTTTCGTTTTGTAGAATTAAAGATTAAATCTGTTCCACCTGCGTTTCGGTGTTGTGTTTTGCTGAGTATTGCTGTTTTTCGATTCGTCATTTTGTTTACCGTCGCCGCCGACCTTTACGCCGCTTTCGTCCTCAGCCTTCTTAAAAGCAGGAACATCGTCCATTACTTTCTTGACCGCCTCGGTTACTTTGTCGGCGGAAATTTCGCCGTTGTTCACCGAGTCGGTAAAGTCAGCCAAACGCACGATGTAATTAATTGACTTTTCGTCAGCGCCTAAAGTACGAGCCGCCTTTTCAGCGACATTGTGTAAGCGTTCCGTTAAAAGCGCCTTTTGTGTTTCGGCAAGCTGCTGTGATAACTGACCGTTGACCGCCTCGGGGCTGTTCTTTTTCTTTTCGTCCAAGAACGTTTTAATTGCCTGATTCGCTTCGGCTTCGGTCAATCCCTGTTTCTGGTAAAAATCCTTTAACGCCGCCTTTGCCGCGCGCTCCTCGCGTTCGGTGACGAATCTGTTTACTTCTTCCTGCGTATAGGTTTTTGAGCTGTTGCCGCCGCCCTGCGCGTCTATACCGCCTTTGTTGTCCGGGTTAGCGTTCCCCTCGTTTGTTGCAGGAGTTTTCTCGTTTGTATCTGCCATAATAAAAAATCCTTTCCGTTTAACCCCGTCGGGTAGTCCTTAGCTTTTAACGCCGTCAAAGTTTTGGGCGCAAGCGTGACGCTTGAAACAATCCGCGCAATCAACAATTTAATTGCGTAAAATGTTTGTTCACGCGTCACGAATCGGCAATAGTACTGTCAATCGGCAAAACAAAAGCGCCTTGCGCGGAATCAATCCGATGAACTGCATCCCGTCAAGAGGACAGAGAAATAAATAAAATAATTTTCACAAAATAATACGATTAGCCGCAGATTTTGGCTGGACAAAGGTAAATGTCCGACTAAGATTTGCGGTTTTTCTTATGCAGCCTTGTAAAGGCAATGCTTTTGCATAGGTGTTAATACACCAAGGTTACGCTGTAAACGTTTAAAATTGTAGTAACGAATATAGTTTTCAATCATATTTACCAAGCTCTCTCGACTTGTGAATCGCTTACCGTAATATCGTTCACGCTTGAGAATACCCCAGAATCCTTCCATAGGACCATTGTCAATACATTTGCCGACACGAGACATACTCTGTTTCATTCCGGCGCTGACAAGCTTCTGATGAAATACACGATTTGTATATTGAAATCCTCTGTCGCTGTGAAAAAGCGGTTTAGCGTTTGGGTTGTCAGCAATAGCCTTGTCAAAAGTTCGAAAAACTAACGGATTGTCATTTCGATCACGAATAACAAAGGATACAATTCGACGGTCATACAAATCAAGAATGGCGCTAAGATAAACTTTGTGAACTTCAACACCTTCATACCATTTGAATTCAGTTACATCTGTAAGCCACTTTTCGTTGGGCTTGTCAGCATGGAA